TCGAAATAGGCCTGCAAAAGGGTGCTGTCTCCGCGTATCACAACCGGAACAAGAGTGCTGGTATTCCTTTCAACCGTTTTCGTGTAAGGTACCGTCACCATCTCCTTTCGCGAACGGCATGATGACAGGATGAACGTTGTCAATATAAGTAGGATGATTAATTTCTTCATTGTTGATCTCCTGTTTAATTTTTTCGATCATGTCGAGCATATTTTCAGGCGTTATTCTGTCAAGGAGCCGAACAATCTTACTGTTTATTGAACGCAATTTATTGACCTCTTTCGTCAGCCTGTCCACTTGCTCCGAAACTTCCGTATATTGATCGCTCATTTTCTCAGCCAGCTCTCTCCACATCTTCGCAACAGAATCCACGTTATTGATTTCCGCCGCTTTTGCGTCAGCCGCTGCTTTGGCTTTCGTCGATTTCAGTGTCAGTAGCGTTACAATCATCCCGCTTCCGAGCAAGAGATTCAGTACAAGTGAAACAATTTCGAATGCTCCCATTTTTGCTTATTTTGTAAAGTAAAGATCAGCCTCCGCTGCTCTGCGTCTTGTCAAGCCGGCAATCGGAATATACACGCCGTTTTTCTCGATTTTATTCCATCGCGGAAATTCATTCCTGATTGTCGGATCGTTCGCATTAACTTTCGCTTTTTTCAGTAACGTACTCGTCCGAAAATTTCGTGTTCCTACGTTGTAAACGAAGCTCACAAGGGCATCAAATTGATTTTGTGACAGAGAAAGGTTTTGTTCGTTCACGGCGTCCTCCGCCGTTTTCAAATCACGCGCGAGGAGTTCGACAGCTTCCTGCTCGGTTATGGTATCACCGCTTTTCACTCCGCCCGTGTGCCCGTAACCTATTGTCCAAGTTCCGCGTGAATCCTGATACGCCTTCAGGCGCAACCCCTCAAACCTCTTTATCAGCTCGATGCCCTTGTTGCTCGTCTTCATATTTATTTACCGTTAGCCTAAGCCGCTGTGTCCTGAATAATTGCCAACAGTCCGGCAACATCATTGCGCATCGGACGACCACCCGCGCGAACTTCAAACGAATAAATGTCTCCGTAGTAAGTGGGGCTGTTTAATTCCTCACGTGCAACAACTTCTCCCAGCGCGCGACAAATCGAATTGGTATGCCATGCCAGTGCGGCGGCATTGTCAGTTGCAGCTCCGGCCGCACTCCATTCCTTGAATATTCCGGCCGTTGAATATACGCCAACGCGAGATCTCATCATTACGCTGAAACCGAATAGTTTACCAACGATTCCGTTTGCAATGTCAACTCCGGCGTGGAAGGCCATGGCTTCTTGTGCCGTAAGGCTGGCAAGCAGTTGGTCATACATGTCGGCGTCGATGAGCAGATAGCGATCTGCCTGCGGTACGTTTTGCTTGTTGAATACTTTCATGGCAGCGCGCACATCGTCTTTCGTGAAGGCCTTGCGGTTACCGGTAGCGGAAGGCGTATGTGCCAACACGGCAGCGCCGGTTGTTTTAATCGAGTAGGTAGAAGCCGGGAACCACTTTGCCAAAATACCTTCGGAGATAACCTCCTGCAATTTTGCCCTGTCCGTACGGATAACACTTTCACGTTTGTTGTACGACAGTTCTACTGTTTCGGCAAGGTCAATTTTAATGGGATCCGTCGAATAGTTGTCCAGTTCAAATGTTAAATCGATGTCGGTTCTCGAATTCACGGTGGCGGGGAATGTATTCCTGTTTTTAACCACATTTGAGGGCGCGCCCGCATTGGGTATGTGTACAATTTTCCCCTGATTCACAAATTCATCCGCATTAAATGCTTTCGCCAGGAAGGTATTGTCCGCGAACAGTCCCTCTACGATGGCGTTCATCCAAATTTCTTTTGTTATTGCCATTTTCTAAAATTTTAATTGGTTATTTCTTCACCGGCTTTTTGCCGTATTTTTGTTCGAATTTTTCTTCGTACAAATCAATGTACTTTTCTTTCAGCGTAACGAGCTTCCCTGCTTTGTCCAGCTCATCCCACGTTTTGCTTGCCATGTCTGCAAGTTCTTTGTTGGTATCTTGCGCCTGTGCGTCGAGCATGCTCTTAACGCTGGCGCGTTTCGGAATATTAGACAGGGCCTTTTGTGCCGATTCGAAGTCGGTCGCAAAAAATTTCAAAAAGTTTTCTTTGCCTTCGGCATTCAGTCGCCCGTCCTTCACGGCTTCGTCAACCAGCCTTACGGCCTCGATGTTTCTCGCTTCGGCATCGGCCTTGGCGCGGGCTTCCGCCTCTTCTTTGAGTCGCTTGTTTTCTTCCGAAACCTCTTTCATTTTGTCCGCAAGCGTCTTAACCGCGTCACGGAGTTGCTCGTCCGTGCTGTTTTCAGGCAGGTCGAGTAGTGTTAAAATTTCATTGTTCATTTTTCTGTTTTGTGATTTAGGGATTGTTTTTCCAACCATCCCGTGATTGTTATCAAATAATTTCAAAATTTCGTTTTCGTCGAGTAATCGGTCGTTTTGATCGTACAACCGTAGCGCGTTATGATTCGCTCCGATGCCAACAATCGAAGCTTCCCGAAGTTGCCACCTGGTGACGGTCGCTAATTTCTGACCAGGCAGCACCTTTGTAGGATCGTCGGATGTTTCCACAACGCGAAAGCCGATCGACGCCATTCGCAGGAACCCGCGTTCTACTTTTCCGGCAATTTTCCGCGCATTTTCGTCTTCTGTATCGAAAACGGGATCGGCAAGCAGTTTTCCGTCTTCAATTCTCACGTTGTCCCAACGCCCAATTGGCATTGACCAGTCATCATGATTATAAAACATCACAGGATTGCGCTTGAATTGCTCGATATCGGCTCCGTCCATCAAAACTCGAAAACCGTAAGTGTTAACAGTCTCATCGCTCAATACGAATGATTTCTTTTCAGCCATTTTTTTTCGCTCTATTTTCTTGCAAATAAATAAAAGCTTAAGGTTTCATTCCAAAATATGTATCAAGCCTTACTATATGTATATCAAGCCTTAAGATACTTTTATTCGAAAAGTATTTTATAAATATATTTTTGTCTGAAAAAGAGTACAAAATGGCAAATCTGACAATCGAACAAAAACGCGAGTGGGCTCAGTTGCTCTATACCAAAGAGCACCTCACACAGAAAGAGATAGCCGAGCGAGTAGGAATCTCTGTGCAAACAATGTCGAAGTGGGTGACTAAATTCAAATGGGATGAGCTCAAGGTTTCGCTCACAATCACGCGCGAAGAACAACTCAAAAACCTGTATCGGCAGCTTGCCGAGATGAACAAAGCCATTTCGGAACGCGACGGGAACAAATATCCAAACGCCGCCGAAGCCGACACCATCACAAAACTTGCGAACGCCATCGATAAACTCGAAACCGAGACCGGTTTAAACGAGATTTTATCGACTTTCAAGGAGTTTTTAAATTGGCTGCGTAAGTTCAACCTCGAAGAGGCACAGCGCCTTGTCCCGCTTTTCGACGATTTCGTTAAAACGAAACTAAAATGACAAAACGCCTTAAAATAATCGAACGCGATGCGCTCACCGATTGGGATGAGTTCCGGAGGGGATTACTAAACGCGGCTACGATTGACGATACGGAAACAATTCCCGAACAGCGACAACGCATTGCTCGCCTTGAAGCTGACAATGAGGCATGGTTCGCTTATTATTTCCCGACTTATTATACCTGTGAACCGGCACTGTTTCACAAAAAAGCTACTAAACGATTATTTTCTCATCGACGTTGGTACGAAGTTCGTGCCTGGAGCCGCGAGCTGGCGAAGTCCTCGCGTTCAATGATGGAGGTTACAAAACTTGCGTTGACCGGACAAATCAAAAACGTATTGCTGATTTCAAACTCACAGGACAATGCCGAGCGCCTGCTGATGCCGATTATGATTTCGCTTGAAAGCAACATGCGCATTACGCACGATTACGGCGTTCAACAGAAACCGGGTAGCTGGGAAGTTGGCGAATTTGTTACAAACGACGGCGTTTCTTTTCGCGCGCTGGGTGCAGGACAAAGTCCGCGAGGTACACGCAACGAAGCTGTTCGCCCCGATTTTATCCTCATCGACGATATCGATACCGACGAGGAAACCCGGAATCCGGATCGCATTCAAAAGAAGTGGGAGTGGATCGAGCAGGCGCTTATTCCAACCGTCAGCGTTTCGGGCAGCTATCGGATTTTGTTTAACGGAAATGTCATTGCACGCGATTGTTGTATCACAAGGGCAATGCAAAAGGCCAACTTCGTTGATATCGTTAATATTCGAAACGCTGAGGGAAAATCGTCGTGGCCTCAAAAGAACTCGGAGGAGGATATCGATATGATACTGTCGATGATTTCGACGGCTTCGGCTCAAAAAGAATATTTCAACAATCCGTTGTCTGAAGGTGATGTTTTCAAAGAAATGACCTGGGGAAAAATACCTCCGCTCAATCGATTTCCTTTTTTGGTAGCCTACGGCGATCCTGCCCCGTCCAACTCTAAAAATGGCAAGGGCTCTTATAAGTCAGTCTTCCTGGTCGGAGCTTACGATGGAAAATATTATATCATCACAGGGTTCCTCGATCACGTGACAAATGAGGAATTTGTGGGATGGTATTACGCTATTCGCGACTATGTTGGCGACAAAACGACTGTTTATAATTACGTAGAGAACAACAAACTGCAAGATCCTTTTTATCAGCAGGTTTTCATTCCGTTGTTTTCCGAGTGTGCGAAGGAAAAAGGTTTTGTTGGTATTATTCCCGACGAAAGGAACAAGCCGGACAAGTTCTCACGCATAGAAGGTAATCTTGAACCGCTCAACCGTTTCGGTAAATTGATTTTCAACGAAAACGAGAAAAGCAATCCGCACATGAAGCGACTTGAGGAACAATTCCTGCTCGTTACGCCGAAACTGACCGCTCCTGCTGACGGCCCCGACTGTATCGAAGGTGCTGTATGGAAGATCAATGAGAAATTATCGACGCTGTCGGCGGATAGCTATTCGATAGGAAAACGAAGGGCAAACATAAAACGATATTAATAGAAAAAAATATGGCTTTTTTATCACCCGAAGAACTCAAAACTCATCTGTACGTAGAGAACATCAATGTGATTTCTCGCGATGATGAGACGATATTGCAGGCCGCTATCGACGCTGCATGCCAGGAGGCGAAAGGTTATTTAGCCGCCTATGACACGGCGCAGATTTTCGCCGCCATAGGAAGCAATCGCAACGCGCTGCTTCTTATTTTCGTTAAGGACATTGCCGTCTGGCATTTCATCAATCTTTGTAATGCCGGAACAGAATTGCAACTACGCCAGGATCGTTATGAACGCGCTATCGACTGGCTCAAGGCAGTTCAAAAAGGCGATGTTTCTCCCGATTTGCCAAAAGTCGTCGACGAATCTGGCGTGGAAAAAAACGGAATAATCACATTCGGGAGTAACCCGAAAAAAAATCAACACTTTTAAGCTATGGCAAAAAAACAAAATACCGCCGGCACGGTGATCAATCAGATCATCATCAAAGCCCCGCAACGAAAAACGTCGGATGTTGGCGAGTGGCGCAATGCCCTAACGTCAGCCGATTCTGGGCGTATGAAACGCCTGTTTGATTTGTATGAGGATTTACTTATCGACAGCTATCTTTCGGATGCGTATGCGAAACGTCGTGAAGCGGTTACCAATGCCGAAATAACCTTTCAGGACGCAAAGGGTCAGGAAGTGCCGGAAATGGTCGCACTCATGGACACAATAGGCTTTGAGGATTTATTGAATTTGATTCTCGATGTTCGCTTCTGGGGACGTTCGGCGATGGAATTCGATTTCACGGAGGGCATTTCTGTCTTTGAAATCCCGAAAAAACACATTGATTTGATTAATCGTCAAATTCTAAAGCAGGACACGGACATCACAGGCATTCCTTATGAGGGCGACGATAATTTACTTGTATTGGGTAAACCTCGCGACTTCGGCTTATTTTTAAAAACTGCACCGTACGTGATCTGGAAGCGGGGCGGATTCGGCGACTGGGCACAGTGGCTCGAAATATTCGGCATGCCGCAACGTGTGGGAAAATACAGTTCGTTCGATCCTCAAAGCCGGCTTTTGCTTGAGCAAGCGCTCGAAAACGCTGGATCTGCGCCCTGGTTGGTGATTCCGAAGGAGAGCGATGTGGAGACGGTAAACAATACAGGTTCCGGCAGCTCCGGAACTTCGTTCAATGACTTCCGAAAGGCATGTAATGAGGAAATACTGATAACCGTTTTAGGGCAAACCCTTACAACAATACAGGGCGATAAAGGAGCTCGCTCATTGGGAGAAGTTCATAAGGAGGTCGAGGAAAACAAAAACCGGAGCGATATGCGTTTCGTGCAGCGAGTACTCAATCAGTTTGTACTCCCGCGTCTCGAAAATCGCGGTTTTCCGGTAAAAGGTGGCCGTTTTGTTTTTCCTGAAGCAGCCGAGCAATTATCCGTATCTGACATCGTAGGATTATCCGATATAATCGATATTCCGGCTTCATATTTGCATGATAAATTCAGCATTCCGGTGCCAAAAGACGGTGAACAGGTTGCTCGCCGTAAATTTCAGCAGTTTTCTGTTCCGGATAGTGAATTTGATGATACACAGAATGAAGAACCGGTCAAAAATTCGGACAGAAATTTCTTTAAAAAATTGGCCGATTTTTTCGTTCAAGCCCCGGCAGTGACCGGGGCAATATCGACTGGAAGTCTCCTCACACTATCCGATGATGATTTGCATGACCGGCTTATAAAAAGAGTTGCTGAAAAAAATATCGGTCGTTTCGATCCGGAATTGTTCAATTGGATAAGTAAAGATTTGATTTCCGCTCTCTATGCTAAGCCACAGCGAATGGCAGATTTGGGATTTACCTATGGATATCAATCCGATGCTTTCCGAACTGCACAGGAATTGAATGTCTTTCATTTCAGTGCGGCAAAAACGCTGGTGGAAATACAACGATTAAACGAACTTTATCGTCAGAGTAAGTCGTTCGACGAATTCTATAAATCATCAAGTGAGGAGTTGAACGTTTTCAATAAGACATGGCAACAAACGGAATGGCAAACGGCAACACTGATAACGGAAAGCACAGAAAATTACAACCGTTTGAAAAACAAAACGAAATTATTCCCTTATTGGGAATATCGCACGGTTGGTGATGATAAGGTACGCGAAGAACATCGAAAATTACACGGTCTGACGCTTCCGGCAAGCGATCCACGCTGGAATAAAATATGGCCACCAAATGGTTGGAAATGTCGCTGCCACGTAGTTCCTCGAATGCGTCAAGAAGCGGAAGATGTCGATTTTGACGAGATGCGTTCGAAGGTAGATGAATATTACAATACGAAAGAATGGAAGCAAAATGAAGCGCAGGGATTTGGTGTGAACAGGGCTCTTATGCCGGAAATATTCAACGAGAACCAGATGTATATCAAAAAGTTCCCTAACCAAGCAGCTAAACTCCTCAAAGATATCAATTATAGTTCTTATGGGCTTAAGTCCTATGAACAAATGCGTTCGAATGCTCAGGGTAAACTACCTGTATATGATGGCGCAATTAAGGATTTCGTAGATGCGTTGAAAAAAGAAGACGGAAAAACTTTTTTCACGGATTACAACAGTCGATCTATTCTCTTTGATGAACAAGATTATTTGAAAGGACATTCTAAAGAGAAATACGAAGCAAGGGCAAAATATTTCAAAGCGATGTCTGAAACACTGAAAACGCCAGACGAGGTGTGGATCAATTCCGGAGTTTCAGGCATAAATACATTCGATCAGTATGTCTTCTTGAAATATTATGAAGACGAAACAATGGCAGTGATCGGGGCTATTGAAAATGGAATTGTTTACAAGATAAATACGTGGTTTCCAGTTTCAGAAGTTCAAAAGACAACAAACAAAATGAAACGACTTGCGAATAAATACAAATACAGATGGGGATTACTCATAAAAAAACCCGGCGTTTAATCCGGGTTTTTCGGCTCGATTGCGATACGCCGTTTCCGGCCGTCGTTGTCCCTCCGCCGAAGGTTATTGGCAACTCCTTATCCGCATCGCAAACTACAGCAAATATATAAATTTATTCTCACATGACAATAGATGAACTTGAAAAATATTTCGAACAACTTCCCGATCAAATACTCGACAATGTGCCGGATATTGTTGCCGAAACGGCAACGGAATATTTTAAACAGCGATTTACGGAAAAGTCGTTCGATAAAAACCCGTGGGCTGCGGCAAAAGTACCTAAACATACGGGTTCGTTACTCGTAGAAAGCGGGAATCTGCTCAATAGCATAAAGCCTTCCGAAATTACCCGTGAACATGTTGTAATTTCTGCGGGCAATGAAAAAGTGGAGTATGCAAAAGTACACAATGAAGGTTTCACCGGGCAAGTAACTATACCCGCCCATACACGTAGTACAAAACACGGGTCGGTAAATGTTCGTCAGCATACACGTATGCAAAACATCCCACAACGGCAATTTATGGGATATGCTTCAGAATTGATGGAAAAAATCAGAGAACGAATCGATTCTCTTTTGAACGAAATTCTTTAATAAAATCTTACGGATATGAATAAACAAATTTTCATGGATATTTGCGACAGAATCGAGGCCCAAGTTCCGGAACTCAAATGGATCGATCTGGATAACGGAGATATCGACATGCAATCCGAACGCCCTTCTGTTGCTTTCCCTGCATGCCTTATCGACATCAATTATTCGTCATGCGAGGATCAAACATCAACCGAACAACTGGTAACCGCCAACGTAATCGTACGTGTTGCTTTTCAGCCCCGTGGAGCAACAAACAATAAATCGCCCGTTAGGGCATCTTCGTTATCCGTATTGGATACCGTCGAAAAAGTTCATGCCGCCTTGCAGGGATGGCACAATACCGGTGCTTTTTCGACGCTTACACGCGTATCCGCTTCCGGTGAACGCAGACGCGATGGACTTAAGGTTTACAGGTTACTGTATCAAACAACATTTATCGATAGCATATAAACAAAATAAGCGGGGGATTGCTCCCCCGCTTTCCGTCTGTCCTATTGGCAGGAATCTTTCGATGACGGCCCTGCCTGGTGCGATTAACGATGCAAATATAAGTATTTCTTTAATTCAGAAAATACCGGAAAATCGTGATAAATTCCTTGTGGCTCGACGGTTGTTTAAAGCTGGAACAATTGGATCGAACCGGTCAATAATTAGAAAGCCTGAACGAACAAACAGTCTTTTTATGTCGATTAACCTTGTGATTTGTAAATAAATTGGGGGACGGAATTTTACCGCTTTGTGATTTTTTATTGTTTTCGTACGATTTTTGCGCGGAGTGGTGTAAATGATATGGCGGGAAACAGGTAAAACAGGAAAAACAGGGGATTTAGGAACTTGCCTGCGAAACTTATGTTGATACCGGTATGAAGACCTGAAGGCATTAATCATGTCGTTCATTACCCCCTGTGTTATTTCTTTTTCCTTCATCCCGTAAACGATCATAAGAACTATTTTAAAATTCAAAGATAGAACAATGGATTTACTCATGCAAGCATTTTACAATCTTTTTTATATTATATAAAACAGTAAATAATAAGATAATAGTTGTAGTTTTTGATTATGATTAGTGAGGTGAAAAAAGGAGAGTAAGGAAAACTATATATCAATAAAACAGCGGGGGATTGCTCCCCCGCTTTCCGTCTGTCCTATTGGAAGGAATCTTTCGATGACGGCCCTTCCTGGTGCGATTAAAACTCTAAAAGAGTTCGGAAATAAAAGTTTATTTCAATTCCTTCCTGGTGCGATTATGCGACAAATATACACAAACATTTCGAACAAAAAAATAAAAACAAAATATTTTTTACGATAAAACATCCGCCCCTGTTCTCACGAACAGAAGCGGAAAAATTAACAAATTAAATCTCTTGGTATGAAGTATGGTTGTTTAATTGTACGTTACTGATCCATTCGTAAATCTCCGGCCATGTGGGTAATCCTCCCACCTGCTTGTCGTCGATGTAGCAGTGTGCATACACCTTTCGCGAATTACTACCGTACAGTGCCGAATTGCCCGGATTGTTGTCATTTATACGGTCAAAGGGTATGCCGTGCTCCAGCATCCAGTTAATCGCGTTAATCAATAAATCTCCCCCTCTGCTTGTCCACACAATCAGGTAATGCCCGTCATCGTGCAATTTTCTCATAACCTCCACCGCGTACGGTGCGGGTGCGCCAATCTCGGGCCATTTTCCGCAGTGCAGCGTTCCGTCAAAATCTACCGCTATAATCATGATTCAATTTTATGATTTATGTCGATTACGCCCGTGATTGCTCCACCCTGCAGCAATCATCAATACCGACCATGATGCAATCAAAATGATAAAAACTGTTTTCATACTTCAATATCTTATATCTGTCCAATGAATGATCTTACCATCGAAATCCGTGTTGAACCACTCGAAAAATTCTCTTATGTTTTCAAACCCGTCATTTTTTGCCAGATCTTCTATTTTCGATGTCGAACAAGATATATCTGCACCTTCGAAATTTACGAATCCTAAAAAGTGATCGTCAATGCTTATTCTTACAAATTTATCTCTGTCGTAATATCTTATTTGTATTTTTTGTGTACCGGTGCATTGTTTTTCGGCAAACTGGTTATAGTTTTTTGTCCTAATTTCAGTTGCCATATTCATCTTTTTACCTGCCGACCACCTGTTTAATTTATCCTCACGTATAGTGTGTTTTTTCACGCCGGATAAGATCGGCGGAACAAATCTCTTTTTAAATCCGATAATCATAAATTCATCAAATTCGTTGTTTTTTTCAAAAATTACGCCCGGGTTTATTGAGCTTATTTTCTGCCAAATCGATGTAGCGAGAAAATCGTTTGACATCAGCAGATTATTCGCCCTATTTATCCCGTAATATATAGTTGAATGATTTCTCCCGAAAATACGGGCTATTCTGTCGAGAGTATAACCTCCGGCTTCTCTTAAGAATTTCCAGGATAGCTCCCTTGCAGTGGCAATTTCCTGTTTTCTGCTTACTCCGATAATATCGATCGTACTGACTCCGATACGTTCAGCTAATTTTTCAATCATCGCCTCCGTTCCTCCATAAAATTATTGCAATAATCAAACAAAGCAGCATCAGCGCGTTCAGCGCCCCGAATATTAGAGCAAATCCTGCCATTTCGTTCATCTTTGTAATTATAACTTATTAATTATCAATTGTCAATTATACATTATCAATTGTTTTTGTATTTCCACCCGTTCAACCGGTACACTTCCCGCCTCGCGTCCTCTTTCTTGTCGTACGTCGCAATCTTCCTTCCTTCGTACGATCCGGGACGAACCTCCCGCCATCGTACAATACACCACATATACGAGTCGCGTTCATAAGTATATTCCGGATGTTTCTTCATTTCACTTTTTACTTTTCCGTTTCTTCCTTTTTCAGCTCGATAAAGAAAACTTCGTCCTGCACCACCTCGATGCCGCATTTTCCCATGTTTTTTTGCACGTCAGGCATTTCCCTGTCGGCAAGCAGTTTGTCTTTCGCCGGCTCTTCGATCACGCGCACGTAACCCGGCAGGAATTCTTTCAACAGGTTCAGTGCAGCGCCCCACGTGAATCCCTTTAGTGTCTTCAGCTTCGGTGTACCGGTTCTGAACCCGAATATCCCGTGCGCACTTTCCATCGACTTCTTTTTTGCAAACAATTCCGCCTTGTTTTCTACCGCAAAAGCCTGCACCACTTCAAAGGCATTGTCTTTTGTCTCAGTCAATTTCTGAATTTCGTCAGAATACTTCTCTCGTATGCGCGTAAACTGCTCGTCCATCGTAGCGTTTATTTTCGCCAATTTTGCGTCGGCAGCTGCATATTCGGCCATAGCTGCTTCCATCGTTTCGCTTGTGATCCCCGAATAGATCACCTTTTTTTCTCTTTTAGCCATTGTTTTCTGATTTTATTGTTGTTAGTATGATCATTTTCGTGACTTCACGAAAATGGTTGATTTCGTAATGTGTATTTTGTAATTTGTAATTCTTCCCTAATCCCTGTTCTCCAACTTGCTCAATTCCATCGCCGCAGGCGTTTCCATCCACCTGTCAAATGTCGATTTTGAGATGTCGAACTCAGGACGGATGTACTGCCGGTAAATTTCAGTCATCGGTAGCCCTTTATGCTCCTGTTGTACTCTTCGAACAATCAGCTGCGCCTTCAGCACACGCTTGTAGTAATATCTTTTGTTGTAAGCCATCCGTCCGGTAATTAGGTTAGTTCATCCAAAATTTTGTGTCCAGCTCGTCTCGCGTAAGTTGTTCCGCGAAATTCAAGTCTTTCCGCTTTTTTGTGAAAGCGTTATAAATCGACCGCAATCGCTCAAGCGGAATATCGTTGAAATTTTTCACGCCGGCTGCCCTGCAGGCGATCGCCTTCACTTCGTCCATTGTTGCCGTGTCGCTCATTGCTCTTCGCCAACCGAATATTGCAGCGATCACGCGTTTGCGCCACACATCTTCCTGTTGCGACCTCTTGTCGAGCATCAATTCTATTTTGTTGCACACATCGAGTAAATCGTATGCAGATAGGTCGCGGGATGAAGTAACACCGTATGAGGATAAAATCTCTCTTTTCCCTTCTTCACCGATACCCGCCTTACCCAAAAGTGTGTGAAACTTTTTGAGTAGCAATTTTCGCTGTTGTTCCATCAATGTTTGCATAGCATTTATTTTAATTTTTCATTTTTCATTTATACCCCCAATATTCTTCAGCCCGCTCTGCCCAGATGTCGATGTATCCTTTCTCCCCGAACGACCTACCACGCGAAAAGGCCCTGTAACCCTCTACATAAATTTTCTGTTTCGCCAAAAAAAGGACGCTTTTCCCGAGTTCCGTTCTCGGACGATCTCCTTCCGCTTGCCCGATAAATATGAATAATTTATTAGGCCATTGTTCCGTGAACGATTTTAACCGTTTTATCGTCGCAAATTCTGAATATTCCAGACTGTCGATAATCACGAAATCGGCGCTACGTCTTTTATTTAATCGCTCCGTAAGTTCTTCCAGGTTGTCGGTACATACATGTACATCGCTGTTTCTCTCCAGCAACCCGAACCGTTCAATCCCTTCCTGCAGCGAGGCACTTATTTCGCCTTCTTCATAACTTACAAATAGCAATCGACCGTAAGCTGATAGACATTTGATGAGCATCAAAATAAAACTCGTTTTCCCGCTACCACTGTTGCCGAAAACATACCATACTCCAGTCCGTTCCGGTGTACCGAAAGCCGCTTCCCATTCTCCCGTAAATTCGAATTTCGAAACAGTTGCGGTGGCTATATTTTGCAGGGTGAGTGCTCGTTTTAGGGTCATTTAATCGCTATTTAAAGAGTGTTTTACAATTTCAGGCAGCTTTCTTTTTTTCCGCGTGTATGCGTCGTTTTACTCTCCTCAAATCGCTGTCGCTGTCGTCGATTATTTTGTCGATTGTTCGCGCATTTGCAATTCCGTTAGCTTCACAGATAGCGGCGATATCGTCCGCACACACACCCTCAAGCTCGATGCATTTCCGCCCGATACGGCTCCAAATTTCGTTGTAGCCTTTTTTATTGAGCTTCACGCCGCGCTTTAAGCGCTTTTCGAGATGATTCGTTGCCTGCAGAACGATACCGCACTCGTCCTCCAGCTGATTGTAAATTGAAATGAAAAAGTATAATACCTGATCGCTCAGTTTGTCCGCCTCGTCGAGGATGAGTAGCGGGGCGTCCTGCTTTTTCAGCTCCGACACGGCCTCGTGCATCATTTCCCCGACGGTATATCCGCTGTAATCCTTTCCGAGAACCGAAAGAAGTTCGGAAAGAAATAGTTTCCGGTTCCAAAACTCGTTACAACAGAGCAAATACGCCCTTTTGTGTGTTTCGACGTAATTTTTTGCCGCGAATGTTTTCCCGCTTCCGGCTTCACCGGTTATTGCCAACACCAGCCCATTCTCCTGCGCATCGGCGTACATCGCCATGAGGTCGCGATAATTTTTTGTGTCAACTACTTTCCAACTTTCTGTCGAATAACCGATCTGCGTCGCCACGTTGCGCCACATTTCGTCTTTGATCAACTCCCAATTGCCGTTCAGCATTTGTGAAATGGTAGCCGAGCTCACGTTTTTCAACGATGCAGCTGCCTTGTTCTGACTTTCGTATCTCGCGCAGTATTCGCGCAACCGTTCCGAAATTCCCTGTTTGTCTAAGATTCTTTTTTTCATTTCAATTATATTTAGAGTTTTAATCACTATCACCCATTACCCATTACCCATCACCAATCACCAACTTCTAACCTCCAACCTCTAATCCCCATTTTCCACATCCAATTATCCATTATCCATTATCAATTATCAATTATTTTTTCAGTATTTGTCAAAAACCGACCCTTTTTCCTCCATTTCAACAATATCCTCATCAACAATTAGTCGCGCCCTGCTTTTCACGTTCTTGTGTTGTCCGTCGCTATCCGTTATCAATAAGCGTTTAAGTGTTTCGTTTTCGACAAGATTGTGTTTCGAAAGATGTTCGCGAACGATCGTTCCCGATTTTGCTCGCCGTTCTGTGATCATTTTCACCTGTTCGGCATTGTAATCATTTACTCGTTTCAACTGTTCGCTATCGCCTTCCTTCCTTTCCGCCAACGCCATCGGCTGTATGTATTTCTCTTCGAGCATATATCGCAGGCTCTCATTTTCGTTCACCGCGAGCACTTTCGTCAAGTCTTCCGGATCATACATTACGCGCCATTTGGTCGAAGCATGATCTCGGAATGTCAAATCGAAGCAGTCGTAATCGCGCCGTTGGCCCATGATGGTCGGGTGAAGTCCGGAAGGTTGTAGCAATATTGTTCTGCCTGTTGTTTCTCCGAATTTGAGCAGGTAACTCTCTTCCGACAATACTATCTTTTTCGATTCGTCAAGCTCATTCCATAGCTCCATGTAGCGCTCTAACTTTTCCTCGCGTTCGCGGGCGATGATCATCTCCACCTGTTTGCATACACCATCGAAATCGGGAAATTGTGTTTTGTATTTGTTCAAATATTCGATATTCGGTTGTTTTTCTCTGTCGCTCGTAATACCGAAGCCAGACCAGTTAGGCAGCATCTGACACCATTTACGGTTAATTGAATTGAAATAGGGTTCGATGATTTTCGCTTTCGCGTT